TGCTGATTCTGCTGGGTTAGCCTTGTAAAAAGTTTGCTTGTACTCATTGTACTGTTCCATACTATCAAATGACTTGCTTAAGCCAAAGGTTGCCCCTTGGTTGCAAGGAACTGATACTACAGAGACTTCAAAAAGCTCTGCGTCCTTTATTTTATATCCATCGGTTTCAGTCATATAATCAGCGTCCTTGACTTTGAAACCGACAGAAAAAGCTCCAAGGACACCGTCTTTAATAAGTTGTGTTACATCTCCAGCAGCTTTTGATATCTTTGCAGATATTTCTAAACCGTTTTCTGTAACTTTTAAATCTTTTGCACGACCAATTGGTTTGTCGTAGTTGTGATTGAATAAAATTATTGGATTGTTTTTAAAATTTTCTAATCCACCTTTTGTCCATGCATCACTTTCAATAATATCTCCAGCTCTGTCAAGTCCGTTTGTACTTGCTGAACCTTTAATATCTATTCCGCCATCATCTGTTTCACCTAATGCTTTAAAAGTACTAGTCCAATGATAAATTTTATTTGACATCTTTCTTCTCCTCTTTTTTCTTAGCAGGTGCTTTTTTTGCTGTTGCTTTTTTTACTGATTCTTTTTTTGGAGTTTCCTTAACAGGAGTAGGTTTTATAGGAGCTCTTTGTCCTACTAGTGATATTACTCTTGCCCATCCTCCGAAATGTTTTCTTAGTATGTAATCTTTAACAGGGACTTTATTTCCATATGATTTGTATGTTGCTAAATCCATTGGCCCACCGTTCTCACTAAAAAAGTCAGATACTGCTTGTGCTATCATTTGTTTTGTCATAATTATTCTTCCTCGCTTGGGGCAGCCTCTTGGGGTCTACCTCCTTGTTCCGGGTTAACTGCAGAGCCTGCTATATTCGCAGGTACTCTAGGCTCGTCGAATCCTTCTACAGGTTCTTTCCCTATTGCTTCTCTAGCCTCATTAGCACTTAAAATGCCTGTGTTTACAAGAGTAGCATAGTATGCCGCTTGGTCTCTCAATTCTGGTTGTAAAGCAGGAATACCTGTTACGTCTTCATTTAGTGAAAAACCAAAAAATCTTTCTAATGCATAACCTAGTTTTTTTACTATTGGTAGTATAGTTTCTAAGTAATACAATCTATGGTTAGGTCTTATGTTTGCATTGTTGCCACCGTCCAATAAAATTGGGGGTATTCCCATAGCTTCTAATATAATTCTTTCATTTGACTTGATTCCTTCTTGAAAGTCTAACTCTTTAAAGTTAATTTCTGTCAAGTTTTCTACTTCAAGTCCACCATCTAAAAATAGAGGTCTTCTACCTCCAGATTTTGGATTGTATCTAGCAACCCACGCTTGTAACATTCTTTCTTTTATTTTCTCTGAAAGAGTGTTTGGCGATTTTAAAACTAATCCAGGGACTGCTCCATTTTTAAAGAAGTTATCCTGAAAGTCTCTCATACTAGCTAATAGTTGCATAGTCCTAAAAGCAGGTTTTAATCTTGGTACTCCTCTGTATATGGAGTTAAAACTATTCTCTTTAATATGTATAATCTCGCTTGGACTATAATCTATTGAGTTGTTATATGAATACTTTTCTACATAAGTAGAGTCATCAGTATAAATTGTAACTTTATCTGCTGGAAGGTGATATAAGTGAGCACCATCAAAGTATATAAATATGTTTCCATCTATAAGTAAATCAATTATAAGATTTCTTTTAAAAGAACTTATATCCTGAAAAGGATTAGGCTCTACATTTAATAATAGGTCTACTTTAGATCTACGAATATTTTTAAGAATATTAGTAGTACCTACTAGTTTTTCCCCTACTGCAAATGGAATTTCAGAAACATCATCAACAATCATATTTACAGCTCTATTAACAATTTCTAATTGTTCATAAGCATTTCTATAATTTGTAACTACTTCTCTAGAGTCAACGGTCATTCCCTCATTTCGGGATATAACATATTGCGCAGGATTTAATTTTTCCTCGCTATCTCTTCCTAAGAATCTATCGTACCATGCCATATTTGTCTCTCTGTTTCTCGACCCATCTTTTTTGTTTCTCTGCGTGTATCAACTTGGGTCTTTTACCATACACTGAATGTAGTTTCATATGGTGACTATGGCAGAGTGTTACTGTATCTTCATAAAGTTCTTTCTGATGTTCATCAATGAAGGCCTCTCGAATCTCTAGTATCTCTTGCTCGTTATTAATTATTAATTTTTTCTTTTTTATCCAAGTTTCTAGTAGTTCTGTAAGCCCGTAATAATGATGAAAATCTAACTGTTCAGTATCGTCACATATATAGCAATAACTTGATTTTTTATATTGTGATTTCGCTTTGTCTCTCACGTATTTAACTAAATCTCTTTTGAAATTCATATTTCTACTCTTAATTAGAATTATACCAAAAACACACAGCAAATGTCAAGAACTGTTTTTTGTAGGTCTTGCTAGAACGTTGTGGCTGATGTTTCGAATGTATATAACGCATATCGCATAGCATCTGCCATATGGGATGCCATGTTATGCTTGGGTTTCTCTTTTAATAAATTAGGATTGGGGTCCCATTGATATTGGTCTAATGATGATATAGCTTCCTTACATGTTTGATTAACTATGAGGTCATCATTGTCTACTATTCCTGCTACATGACCTATGCCATCAAGTACTGATTTTTTAGCATTTATAGTGCTAATGTCATAGTTCTGTGCGAAATCGTATCTGGTTTGTTGAGCCGCTGAATCTATATAAATAAAGTCAATGTCCCATTTTTGAATTAATTTTTGTATCTGAACGGCATGCTGTTCTGTAGTCTTTTCTGAGTCCATATACTCGTCTAGTAGAAAGTATTTTCTTTCATCCCAATCGTATGCAATGACACAAAAAGCTGTAGGGTCTTTGTAGCCTACGTCAAGTCCTGCAAATACATCCATCTGACTGACGTCCATTTGTGATAAGTCTGCTTGACATGCTTCATGGTTAAATGCCCATACTTGGCCTTCGTAAACATTAAAGTCTGCCATGTACTCTTGAGCAAATTCATTTGCTGAGATTGTTTTTTGTGCTTCTACTATGTCTGACTCCGATACACGAGGATTCTCATGATAAGTGGCTTTTATACTACACCATTCTGGAAACTCTTCACTATACCCTCTGTAATAAAACTCTGCAAAGTAATTATTTCTACCCCTTGGAGTAGATATAAAGATTGCTTTTGAGTTTTCTTTGTCTAGTGTGGGCCTGAGCGCAACATTGAAAGCATCCCTCCCATCTGTGAGAGCGGCCTCGTCGAATATGATGAGATCGTAAGACCTACCCACAACCGAATCAACCTGATTAATGGAGCCCATACGAATCGTAGAATGATTTGAAAGTTCAATAACTTTATCTTTTGCATTGTCTCTTAATACCTCTAAATCAAAATGTTTGATTAAATTTCTTTGCAGATCAAATGAGATTTGCGATAGTGAATAATTGGGTGACATCAATAGTACGTGCGACCCCGGGACTAAACATACAAGTTGTCCTATAATATTAGATATGTATGTTTTTCCTTGACGACGTGAAACTGCCGCTGAAATAAAACGATACTTTGGGTTGTTAATTGCATTAATAATTGCTGTTTGAGATGTATTAGGTTCTATACCCAATAACTCTAGATACTCCAATATAGGAAGTTTTATGAAACGTGATTGTTGTTCTAACTCCATTAGATAATCACTAACTATATCTGTACGACTAATTTCTATCAATGCAATATCTCGTCTGGAAAAATATTATAGTTATCTTCGGATTCCAGTTCTCCAATCTCTAACATTTTTGAATACAAGTAGCAATATGAAGCTGCTATCTGTTTTAGATCTTCTTCTGCTTTTGATAGTGTTCTTTTTTCTTCTACAGTCATTAATCTCTGTAGAAATTTTGTTGCGTGTGCTGCTCCTTCGTCTAACCATAGTTTGGTTCCGTTGACATGCATTATTTTCTCCTTTTAATTCCTCGTACATATTTTTGAGACTTAGGTGGTCTTTTTGTCGAACCACCTTTGCCTGCCCAAAACACTTTATTTGCCCAGTAGGCTGCAGAACTCTTGCCTTTGGCAATGTTCTTTCTGTGTCTTGCTTTGAAACTCTTTCGAGCTTCGGGACTATAGTTATGTCCCATACCTTGCGCACCAAAGCGTATAACTTTTACCTTACCGCCTACTCTGACTCCTACCACTGCCTTTTTAGTTTTGTGAGAAGGAGTTCTTTTGGGAGTATTTAATCTAGTTAGCCCAGCTCTTTTGAGCCTTGCCTTTTCTGCTTTTGTTAGTGCCATGTTTTTTCTTTCTTAGTAAAGCTTTCTTTACTACTTTATCAAGTCTTCCTGACTTCATAAATTTATTTATTTTTTTAAAGATATTATCTTCTTCTCCTTCTCGATAGTAGCTTAGAAGGTGTTTTCTTTCCAAACTTTGGTCTTTTAGGATTAACTGTTTTACCAAACCTTGGTCCTATTGCTTTAGTTCCTGCGCCATAGAAGCCGCCTGGTGTAGTCATAGGTGACTTAGTATTAACGTAAGTCCCTGCTGCTGCATTTAAGTCCCGAGTTAAACCTCTTTTTAACTTATGCTTTCTTAATTTCGAAGTACCGTGAACACTTGGCCCACTTAAAAAACTGCCTGATCCTGCCATTTTTCTGTTCCTGTTTACTCTATCGAGTACTTTGGCTTATTAGCCTGTTAATGAGAACCGTATTAGTACTAGTTCTCGGTAATTTTAATAATGTTCGGAGAGTAATACCCCATTGTATTTCCTCAAGTACAGCTATCTTTAGCCTCTCTGAGAGAGCCAGAGTTTTTTGTATATCGGTATTTAGGTATTTTCTCCCCATTGCTAGTCCTTATAGACTTAGCTAATATATTTTAGCTTTTAGCTTTTCTTTGTGCTGCTATCATTTTATCTTTGATATCAACTTCACCATCCCAGTTCTTATCGTTTCCTGTGATGATGTTTATAAATTGAGTCCATTTAGTCTTTAGCCACTCCATTTATTTTCTCCTTCTTTTTGTATAAGTCCTCACTCTAGTAGGTTTGCCTCCGACGCCTTGAGCTTTTGCTCTTTTTCTTCGTACTGCAGACTTCTTTTGTGCTTTACTCATTGTTCTTGCTGTAGCTAAGGGTACGCATTTAGGGTATCCTCGCCTCGATGTTTTTGCAGACCCTCGTCCACAAGGTTGATATTTGCCTTTCTTTTTAGGTCTTCCAATATCTACCCATTTTTCTTTAAACCATTTACTTAGGCCGCCTTTAGGTTTTGCCATTACTTTCTCTTACGTCCAGTACCCATACGATACCTTCCGCCTTTGGCTTTATATGTTTTTACAAGCCAACCATTAGCATACGCTGATGGATATACTTTAAACTTTCGTTTAGCTTGCGCCTTAACCCTAGCATATAGTTTAGGGTTTGTAGGCACAGGCTTTTTCTTAACTGCTTTTCTTCTTCTACGAACAGCCATTACTTCTTCTTTTTCTTTCTTTTCAAGATAGCTGCTTGTAAAGCTTTAGGTAGTTTCTTTTGAGCTGCTGTTAAGCCTCCCATTGATTTTTTCTTCTTTCCACCTTTTTTCTTTTTCTTTGGTCTGCCGACCTTTGATCCGTATGTTCCTTTACCTTTAGGCATGTCACTCTCCTTATGTCCATTTGGGGTCTTCCAAAGGACACTCTGCCCATCTAATCTTTGTTTTGAGGGGCATAAAACATTTACATAT